AGATGTAGTTGATTATGAAGCCTGGAGTGGAAGTGGATCACTTCATCCACAAGTGGATTACAAACTATATCATGATGATCAAGTGTATAGTTCTGGAGATTTGGTCAAATATAATGATAAACTATGGACGGCCAATATCAACATTGGTCTGCCTCTACCAGGTATAACCAGAACCCCACCTCATCCCCTCAATAATAACTGGACCATCTTTTCACCAACAGGGGATCTTTTTTCACCTCTGGCAAATTTCACAGCCGTCTTGGGAAATATTAGTTTTGATACCCCCGCATATATTGAACAGATTATTCCATCTTATGGTTCAACACATTTCTTCCCAGATCAAAAATATTATTTCAATCGAACTTATTCTTTTGATTTTTCTAATTCAGATCTCATCTATTTTTCAAATGATTCAGATGTTTTAGATCAAAATTATAACTGGATTGATGAAAAATATATTGCTGAGATTAGGTATTATTTTGATCAGAATGAAGTGACTCGGTCACAGTACATCGCTAATTATAACCAGAGAGATAACCGTAGAATCACTATGACCGTCAAACGTGGATCTAGTTCGATTCTCTCACTTGACACAATTTTTGAAAAGAGTATCATTGCTTTTGGAACCACTACAGACACCACCGGAGGTGTTTTAGAATTCTATAACAACAACGATGAAATTTCCCAAAGTCTAATCGTGGCAAATGACCTTGATAATCAGAATATCCCAATTCGAATCTCAGATTATGGTAAGTTTGGAAACTGTTTTAGTTCCTGTATTAAGAATATTGTAGAGGATGCATATGATACAGCTCCATTTGGTTTTATTGATCTGATCAGTTCAAATCTTGTCTCGACCTGGTTTGATGATGGAATCTATGCCTACCTTTCAGACGACAGTTTTGTGTCTCTCCCCTCTGATATTTGCCGGGCCCTGGTTCCAATTTCGGACAGATACCTGACTGGGTGTTTCACATCCACTGACGACAACACTAATTTTTGTGATTATCTTTATCGTATTCCAAAGTTGACTCCGGAGAAATACGGGGTTCCCTATTGTACAAATTTTGATCTGGCTAACTCACTTCTCCTCTATTTTGTTCCAATGGATATAGATTCCCAAAATTTCATTGAATATACAGTTGTCTCAACTAGTGATAATATCCTGGAGGTTGATCGTTTTCTTCCTCGGAACGAATATGTGGTTAGCGGATTTGTGAAGAGTACCACCGGTGTTTATCGTGAACTAGATGAGAATGTCACGGTGGGAGCACGGAAAACATATTTGACTGAATCAAAGTTTTCAGAAGTCCCTGCGGTAGGAACCCTTTATCATCTTAAGAATGGAGATAATGAGATTACACTCGAGATAAATCGAATGGGATTAGGATTCCAAACAAAAGATTTGGATGGTGATCTTAGCAATTTTGATTATTGTTGGGGAACTGACACGAATGATATGGTCTGTTTTTATGGATTTGTCTATAACGAAAACGGAACTGATTTCACCACCAACGATATTTATGTTCTTGGTTATGCTCAGAGTTTTGATTTCTATATCCCTACAAATATCACATTGAATGTTGGAGATGAGACAACGGCTTTGGATTATATCTCAGGTGGAAGGTTCAAAATTGAGAGCTTTACTCTCACTAAGGGTGACCAGTTTGACATCACAACTGAAGGAAATTACCAATTCTCTGATGGTAATATTAGTGTGAATGTATTTGTAGCGAACGGAGGAAGAATTTATCAACAAGGTGAGGTCAATTATACAGGTGGTTCTGGTCTTTCTGATGAAGAAACTGTATACTGGAAATGGAAAGGTGATCGGTGCATCTGTAAAATCTATGCCAATTATGCTGGGAACAATGGCATTCTTTCCTATCTTGAAACAAATCAGGTGAGTGATTTATCCGGAAACTCCTATATTCCCATCTTCTATAATACCAACAAGGGAGGATTTTTAGAGTCACCCAATAATGAAATCAAACTCCTTACCGGGGACACTTATATTACACCTGACACATACATGGAAACATTTATTATTGAAAATGGTACAATTCATCCGAATCCAGTTCAAAAACCATTCAATCTCTCTAACACATCTAAATTTTATCCGCTTCTTCTTGAAAAAGAATTTGGAATTATCTCAAGTACCACAACTGCAAACCTTTACACAACCCCCTTGTCTGACTTTACACTCACTTATGAAACCAAAACACAAGATTTCTTTTCAAGTCTGAATGGTGATCAGGTGTCAACCATCCTAAGCAACAATGATATAAACAGACAGATGTTACGTTTGAATAAGGTAAGAGAAAACTATCCCAATGATATCCGAGAATGTAACATTATTCTCCCCCGAACACTCTTTAGTGTAATCCAGGCCGCCTATGAAATTGTTACAACCAAATTTGGTTTCTTAGAGGTTAAAACTGGGGAAGAAGAGATCACTGCCTACACCAATAATACTATCTCACTCACTCAGAATGCGAAACCACGTTTCCCCCTCTTCTTCCTTGTGGATGGAACCAGTATCACAGCAAGGCGAACTACATATAACAATCAACAGTATCTATCCATTAAATATTTCTTGAATGAATTTGAGGTGAGCCAGGCTGTTTATTCGGCCCAGACAAACTTGGACGGGGCGCGATCTGTACGGGTTGAGATAACTTATGAAACCAAACTGGACAGCGACACGCAACCAGAACAAACTGAAATTACATTGGGGGAAAGGGGAAATTTCAGTATCAAAATTGTTAAAAATAGTTAACATTAATCCGGAAAATGAATTCTAAACAAATTTTGTTTAGAATAAACATGTTCAGGAGACGGGTTTTTTCCAGGGCCAATAATGAACGCTGCCCCTTTTGCGGCGAGGTGTGTACAACAAGGGATGCCCTGAAGCATCACATTGAAGCGAAGCACCCATACAACATTTATACAGCATGCAGTGGCTATCGTTGCAAGGACTGTATGAAATTTTTCAGTCATAAAGGGGACATAGAGCATCACCTTGACAAAGTGCACCCGTTGTCAGTACAGGAGATAGAGGCGAAGGAGATGGAGTCTGCCTACCTCAAAACCAAACTGGAGGCTTCGGAGGAGAGTGATTTCGTTTTCGCGGTTCCCCCTGATAAGATGTGTGTTCTGTGTTATAAGACACTTGAGAAGGAGGAACGACATGAGCATTACAAAAATGTTCATGGCGACGGCGAGGGGTTCATCTGTACCTGCTGTGACGAAAAAATTGTGGATTGGGATGAAATTCACACTCACATTGTGGAGAAAGGACTTTATTATTCCTACAGATGTTGTATCTGTAACAAGGGCTATCACAAGCGCTTCGACTGCAAGAGGCACATTGTCACTGAACATACGGAGATGTGTCTGAGTGCAACCCTGGACAAAACAGGGGATCTCCCACCTGACATGAATCCCTTCGGGATGTGAGAAGAAAATCATTACTATAAATATAATGATTTTACTATGCAAGAGATGTTATCTCAATCACATTATCATAATAACCTTCAACTGTTTCATGACACACATTAACCACAATCTTATCTTCACAATAAGCCTTAATCAGGTCAAGACATTGGATCCTTCTTTCGCTATTTAGAAAAGCCATAAACTCATCCAAAAATACAAAACGAGCTTTGCAAATTTTGGCAAAAACAAGAGTAAATGCAAGTGAAATACGATTTCTTTCCCCGCCTGAAAAAGAAGAGAAGGATTCATATTTTTTTCCCTTGTAAATTATCTCAATGTTGACACATGGTTTGGTTTTCTTGTTTACCTTATTCTTTTTGTAGAGAGAAATGTAAATCGACATATCTTCAAAAACATATGAAATAGCATCATTTACCAAATTGTTAAAATCAACCAAAAAGAGTTCCAAATTCTTGTTCAACAATCCTTCTATTTTCTGTGACAGACTGGCTGCTTTCTCAAAACGTTCATCACATTTACCCATCTCTACACGACGGTCACGGATTTTTTGTTCATTTTCTTTCCATTTTAGGACTTTCCGTGCCCGTTCCAAACTTTTTATTTCTTCTTCAAGATTTTCCAGTTTACTTTTCTTTTTCTGATATGTTCCCGTGTCCATAATCTGATATTCTTCTAGAAATTTCTTACACCGATCATATGTTTCTTTTGCTGTGAAGTATTTTTGTGCCCATTCATCGTCAGGAGCTGAATCATAACGATACTCCCAATAATCTTCACTCTCATGAGATTCTAGTTTCATCATACACTCGGACCAGTCAAGATACCGATGCATCCCCGCGAAGTCATATTCTTCCATTTCCTCGTATTTTGACAACTCCTTGATTTCTCTTTCTAGTTTTTCAGTATCTATCTCTTCTTCCGAGGGAGGTTCTGGTTCCTCCTCATACTCTTTAAGACGCTGATTCAACTCTTTTACAGCTTTTCTCACCTCATTTAGTTCATCGTAATACTTTTTGATCTTGTTCAACTCTTTAATCTTCTGTGAAGTGTTTTCACTATCATGATCTCCAAGAAGACATAGATAGCCATTTTCATCTACAATAAGTTCAGAGTTACATTTTGGACAGTTCTTAATTTCACTTTTCCTTACTTCTTCCAACCAAAAAAGAAACGACAAACATTCATCATCGTCATACACACCATCTCTACTAACACGATCAAAAAGAGGTTTATTCTTTATTTTTTCTTCTTTCTTCTCCAGTCTTTTCAGTTCACCATAGGATTCATCAAAACTATTCTTCAATTTTTTCCATCTCTTCCATTCCTTTCCATCATTCTTTTGTGACAGTTTTTCGATTCGTTTCTTCAACTCTTTCTTTGGTTTTGGACCATATTTTTTGATTATCTCAAAATTCTTCTGGGCCTGTTTTTCCAGTTCTTCCAGTTCTTCTAGGGATAAATCTGTCGGGGTTTTTTCTTTCGTTTCTAAAAAATTCTTTTCACTTATCAACTCCTTACACTCTCTCCATCCTTCCAATGATGCAGGGGTAAACTCAAATGGAAATGTTGTTTCATTCAAGATCTTCTCCGCCTCTTTCATCTCTCTCTCAATATTTTTAAATTTCTCATACTCCTCAATCTTTCTTTCTATCTTTTCTCTCCTTTTCTCAAAAACGGAAAGATTCACGATTTCATCTTCCAGTTTACTAGCTTCTTTTATCTCTTTTTTCTCTGGTTCGGAGATACTGTTTTGTGAAGTGAGCAAATCCACCTCTCCACGTAAAACATAAACCCGTTCTTTCATTTTTTCCCTGTATTTTTCAAACTTTTCTTTGTACCAATCGGTGTCCTCCCTTCCCATCTCAAAAAGTATCTCTTTCATGATCTCAGTTTTCTCCCGTTGTGATGACTGGAGAAGAAAGTTTTTCTCATCCTGAACTAGATAGGAACAAGTTTCCCATAGACCTTTGGTTCCGAAAAAATCTTTGATTTTTGAGGTGGCCTCATCACCAGTGTATTTCTTCCCACTGGCAGAGAATATCACTTTACTAGGTCGGTTGGTCCTAACTATCTCAAATTGAGATGTTTTTACCCTGACCATAATTTTCATTTCATCTTTTTCAGTAGCATCAAGAGAGATAATATCTTTCATTCCACCATAGAGACACCATCGAACACTTTCAAAGATAGTTGATTTCCCGGCACCACTGTCTCCTTTAAGGAGATTAACACCATTTTTGAAAGAGATTGTTCTTTCTTTTGTGTCTCTAAAGTTTTGAATCTGGATTTCCATTGTTTCAAATCTGGAAGGAACTTAAACATTTCAATTTTTCCATGATCTATTCATGTTTTACAAAAATTGAAATGACTTAAATGATTCTAGTTAGAAAAAGATGTTCCTAAAGCAGAAGATTAACTCAGCTCTCCCAACAGGAATTTCTCTTGAAGAGAGTTTTTGTGTAAATCATTACACCCGGGTATGGATGAGAGAAATCCCTTCGAGTTTACGAGAGATTGAAAGTGAGATCAGACTCAAATGTGGTATTGATCCGGAGAAAAAGTGTGTCTTTTCCCTTTACACTTCCGTTCCAGGTGGAGTCTGGGAAGTCAAAACGAGGGATGAAAAGTTTGAAAAAAATATTATTCTGAGCACACATCCCATTGTTGAAAATAGAGGCGAGATAAATATTCAGGGCGGTGAGTATATCATCATTCCCCCTGGTCAAGGGGATCTTCATTTTCTCCCCAATGATCCTACTTCAACTCTGATGGTATTTTCATATTGTACACCAAGCGAGAAGAGGAAGAATATTGACTCGGCCCTAACCGACCTCATGTCCTGATATCGATGAATATGGAACCGGCGTTAAATATATTGAGATCCTAACTTAATTTTACAATAATGAATTATTTTAATCAAGGCATGATTAAAATGAAGTATAAGGTAGAAGGAGGAGAAGATTTTATTCTAGGTTTTTTCATAGGAATTCTTCTTTCCATGGCGATTATTCAAACACTTATCTTTTCAGCCTATTATGAACCAGAAAATTTTGGAAATACTTATAAAGATATATTCTGTTCCAATCTAAAATAATTTAATCTGTATTCCCGAATTATTTTTAAACTTGGTTTTGTTTATAAAATGAAGGAGATTAAACTGACGGTCACCCAAGGATTGATAGTTGGGATCTTTTTCTCGATCCTTTTTATGGCTAGTTTCTGGGGTTTAGCGACCGCGTTTGAAGATGCTTCAGATGCATATTCGGCTATGATGTGTAATTATATTGGTTAATATGGTATGCGTGGATATCTATCAGTTGCATTTTTACTTTTAATTTCTTCAATAATATTACCAAGATCAGAAGACATTCTTAAAATATAATCACTAAGATTGCCATGTTCAATATTACTAGCTTTTTCTACACTGAGATAATTTGTTTCACCATATTCATGATCAGTGTATGTTACCTCGAACTCATTAAGCGTATCATGTAAAATATCTAATTCATCTTCCACCGATTTAAGCTTCTTAATAATATTCTCAGTATCATCGTCTTTCAATCCCCGAGGACTAGACATCTTTTTAACTTTGTTCCACTTTTCTCCATCACTTCGATATTTAACTCCTTCTACCTGACGAACTTTTCCTTTTTCTTTCTTTGGATTATATTTAGGAACTGGCATCTTTTAAAAAAAGATATTTTTTTTATGGCTAGTTTTTGGGGGTTGGCGACCGCATTTGAAGATGCTTCGGATGCATACTCAGCTATGATGTGTAATTATATTGGTTAATTTTTTTTTGTATTTAAAAGAAAAATGAAGTGTCATAATGATCCAAAGGGAAAGAAAACCTATACTGGGAAGGAGAACACCCCCCCTTGGCCGTGGTTACAGTGCCTCATGTGAAAAAGTAGGGACCAGGATGCGTGGTACGGACCAAAAAATGTATGTTGTGATTAAGATTAAAAATGGGAAAAGGTGGCAGCATGTGAGCAAAAAAGCTACATCACCGAAAGGATTTTGGAAAAAGAAAAACCCCTTACAGAGACAGGTAGAAGCTGGAAAACGTAAGACCGAGGCAGAAGTGAAAAGGATCAGGGAACTTTTTTGGCATCCTGGAAAAGGGACACCTGAGCCCAAAGATTATATACTTGGAGTTGATGATAGATATATTACTAAAAAAGCCCGGGCCTGTTATGATAAATTTAATAAAAGCTTTGGTGAAAAGTTAGAATCAATTCCTGTTGAGGAAGGGTTACATTTTGAGGCATTGAGAATAGGTCAAGAACACCAATCGAATATGGATGCAGCGAGAAATTATATTGCAACTTTGACAGACTCTGATTTTTATGATGAAGAGACTTATATACAAGCGGTCGAAAGTGTTTTATGTGACCTGGCGAATGATTTTCCTTTCACAGCAATTATGTCACCAGACTATTTCGGTAAAAAAGGGTTTGATCCGAGTTGGATTCCGCCGGAAGACTCTTCCGGTGAAAAAGGGTTTAATCCGGTGGAATCCACCGAATTTAAGTGATTCGTAAGAAGATTATGAACCCCCAGATACTGACATTTCTTAATATAATTTGATTTCACAGCAACTACACCACCAGAATATTTCCAGGAAAAGGGGTTTGATAAGGAATAACTACCAAAATTGTTTTTCATATAGATATTTAATAATTAAAAATGAGTGTTTCACTGGGTATGAGCGGTTCTAGGGACGGAATGTCAGACAAAGCAAAAAGAACACTTAAGAGACTCTTGAAAGAGTACAAGATCAAGGAAGCTCATCACGGAGATTGTATGGGTGCTGACACTAGATTTCACGCCATTATGAAGAAAAAAGGAATTAGGGTCGTTATTCATCCACCCAAAAATAGTAGGATGAGAAGTTTTTGTGAGGGAGATGAATTGAGAAAACCGTTGGATTATATTGAAAGAAATCATCAAATTGTTGATGAGTCCGATATATTGGTTGCATTTCCATCAACCAAACATGAAGTTTTAAGAAGTGGCACATGGGCTACCATAAGATATGCCCACAAGAAGATAAAGAAAGTTATAATCATTCATCAAGACGGTTCGATTGATGAAATGTAATAGTTAATATAATTTATATTATATTATTTAATTTTGGATGAAAGTATCAATTACCTCCTG